GGCGTTCTTTTTTATCTTCTCCCATTTGTTCAATAGTTCTTTTTGCCCATCTGAGCATCTCATCACCTCCCCATGCAGCATACATGATGGAGCCACAAATCTCTTTGCCATCCTCATCAGTGAAGTCCCCTTGGTCATAAACCTTGGCTCTGCTCAAGAATGAGTAGGTTCTCACTACAGTCTCATCACTGATAGACTCACGGCCAGCCAATTGGTTGGCTCTTGCCCAGCCTACCGGAGTTCCACAGTCCGTACCATTATCCTCACGGAAGTCCAAGGCACGTTGTGCGTTGTCGCTTGCTGCTTGTGGGTAATCAGTGTACGGCATTAGTCATCATCAGTATTGTCCGTTGCAACATCTACCATGTTCAGCGGCTGGAGGTATGTATCTCCGTTATCAATGTTGTCCAAGCCTTCAAACTTGCGTATATCGTTAACGCTCAACCATCCCCATTGGCGTGCTGTAGCATAGCTGCTATATCTGCTTGTGATGTCACCACGAAGCAACCCATCCATATTAAAGCGGATGTAGTATTCATTCCCATTAGGGAAAAGCTTGCGGTTGAACTCTGCCTCCCAACGCTTCACCCATGGTAAGATGGTATTGCGCTGAAATTGTATTCCTTGCTCCTCTATGTTCGCCCTTGTTGAGCTGTTCTCCAAAGATCCTAAGTAAGCCAAAGGTATCCGGAAGAACCGTGCAATATCTACCACACCAAATTGGCGTGTTTCTAAGAATTGGCTCTCGCTAGGTGATATGCTCACCTTGGTGAGATTCATGCCTTCTTCTAAAATTGCAGTTTTGTGTGCGTTGTCTAAACCTGAGTATCTACGCTGCCATGAAGCCATCAATCTCTTGTAGGCCTCATCAGACAATCTACCTGGGTGTGTAAGCACGGCACTCACATTTGCACCGTTACCAAAGAAGCTACCACCAAACTGGTCAGCGGCCAATCCCAAACCTATGCTTTCTCTTGCTGCCTCAATCACGCTCTTGCCTACAATACCATCAAAAGAGAGTCCAAGTATGTGGATCATCTCGGTATCATCAAAAGTCTCCTTGCCATCATCAATGGTGTAGAACTTCTCATCCTTGTAGACCTTCACCTGAACTCTATCAGGATGCACTGGTATCAACTTTATAGGCTGCCCAGCTTCATTGCGCTTGATAGCTATGTAAGCATTGCCATGCAGACAAAGGTGTGCCTGGCAAGTCTCACGGAAGTTAAAGTCAGTCATGATCCCATTTGGGGAGTGGATGAGCTGGTTGATTGGGTGAGCTGCGGCATTGCGTGTGTTGCCTTCAAAGTCTTGCTTCACCATCCAAGGGAGAGAGGCAATGGTCTCAGAGATAACACGCACGGCACCAAACACAGCAGATAAGCGCATAGCACTATCTTCAGTGATGGCAATGCCAGTTTTTGATGCGGAACCATCAAACATCCAAGAGGCTGGGTTAGCCAAGGAGGTGGATGGATTGTTAGGAGATGAACGGAATGCGCCCAAAATACGCCCGAACAAGTTTTGATTCTCCGCCATAAGTGTATAGATACTTTGTAATTACGAGTGCAATATAAGTATCACTAAATGGAATAAAAAAAGCCCCACCATAAAGGTGAGGCACACCGCCAAACGATACCCAAACAACTAAAAAGGAAGCGGTGAGTGAACAAAACTATCGTTTTTCACTCTAGTACACAAAGCACTTAGTGAAAACTTCATCCGCACATTCTCTCTCACAATATCCTGAAGGACTGCAACGCCATACCGGATGCTTATGATCTTGTACTGCCAGCCAAATCTTTTTGAGAGTAAATAGTCTCCTACAGTAAATTCTAATTCTTGTTCCATGATAAAAAGGTTTTTTATTGTTGTTGCCTTCAAGTTATAAAAAAAAACACAAAAACCAAGTATACATGATATGATGTTCTTTGCACCCCCTCTCACTATTTGTTTTTTTAGGTGCCTACATCTAGGCACAAAAAAAAAGAAATAGGGAGTGCAATCGGTTTAATTTTATTTTTTTCTCCCTATATATAGCAGGAAAAAAACAAAAATTAACAGAAAATTGTTAATAAGTCCGTTTTTGAATGAGGTAAATATTTCCATCAATTACCATCTCAACGGCATAAATTTCACCTGAAATTACCCTCAAATATGGTGTGATTCCATGTATATCAAATAAGCGCAAGGCTAATTTTTGAGCTTCTTCTAAGGTCATAAAAAGCGTATATCATTAGATTCATAGGTGCTGGTTCTTGATACATCAGAGTTTTCTACGGTCATTTTTTCACCCAAAGCCATAATCAAAGCAACTACTCCATCAATTTTATCACCAGCTTTTGCCTTGCTAAATTTTACGTTTTCAGCATCATCTTTCTTCACCACAACATTGCCAACCATCCACCGGAGCATTGAGTTTCCTCCATGATGCAAAAGCCTCTTTTTCACCAACACCTCAGCATTCTTGATTGGGCCACTCATAGAAACAAAGCCCTGACCAAAAGGATCCATCTCAATACCTTCCTCAACCAACTGCTGCACCAAAGCGTTAGAGTTCCACCTATCAAAGGCTATGCTCTGCACATCAAAGACCGTTGCCGCCTCAATGATTTTGTTCTTGATCACGTTGTAGTCCGTAGAGTTCCCATCAGTTACTATGAGCTCACCCTTAGAAACAAAAGCATCATAGGAGCCACCAGTCTGCACCCTCCTACGCTCAACGGCTGCCTCACTAACAAATAGGTATGGCAATATCTTCATGCTACCATCTTCCCAAGGGAACAAGAGCACCAGGGCAGTAACATCCTCCACGGCTGCCAAATCTAAACCACCATAGCAAGGTTTGCCCTTCAGCTCTTCAAGGTTTACCGTGCCGGCACTAAGCATCCACTCATCATCAGTAATCCATGATGCTAGAGAGTTCACCCATTGATTGAGGTGCAGCTGCCTGAAGGCTATCTCACTGCTTGGCAAGCTCTTTGCCTCTTGGCTCATCTTCCTAAAGTATTCAGGCTTAATGCTTACATCAAAGTTGGGGTTAGCCTTTCGCCAAGTCTCCTCACTATGGATGTCATCATCTTGAGCAGCCTCATAGATAAGGGGAAGGAAGGTGTCATCCTCAATGATTCCATCACGCACCTTCTTACCATAATCATAGAGCTCATAGCAAACGCTGTTAGGATCAAACACACCAGCGGTGGAGATTCCAAACATAAGCGGCTGCGACCTTGCACCCATAGAGGTGCTCATCACAGTCCATAACTCATTGTTCTTGGCTGAGTGAACCTCATCATAAAGCACTGCACTAGCATTCGCCCCATGCAAAACACCAGCATCTGCTGCTACAGCTTTGAGGAAGGAGTTGGTGCCCTTGAGGACAATAGAGTTCCGGTACACTTGGCAGCCACGCTCAAGCACTGGTTGATTCCTTACCATCTGCTTACACACATCAAAGATGGCGTTTGCCTGATCACGAGAAGAGGCACAAACGTATATTTCTGCTCCTGGTTCCTTCTCTACAAATAGGAGTGCTAGACCAATGGCGGCAAGTAGGTTTGATTTCCCATTCTTACGAGGGATGAATACAAAAGAGGTGCGGTACTGCCTCGTGCCGTTTTTGTTTACCGTACCAAATAGGTCACGGATGTATTCCTTCTGCCACTCTTCCAATAGGAAGGATTGACTTGCTAAGTCTCCCTTAACGTGAGTACACACACGCTCAATGAATCTGATAACTCTCTCCGCTTTGTTGCTGTCGTACATATTATCCTAGTAAATCCTCTAAACTATCCAATCTTTCCGGAGCACTCAACTTGGCTCTTGCCGCTGCGGTGAGTCCAAACTCCGGCAGCATCTTCTTTATCCTATCCCATGCACCATTCATCATTCCAAGCTCCGGCCTTGGTCTATGCATCTCATCACCTTGAGCAGTGGTAGTGCTATAGGTTGGGCCAAGCTTCTTGATCACTTGCCTTGCAGCACAGTAGTCCTCCCAGGCATCACTCAACATCTGCAATGCTATTGCATCCAACTCAGCAACCACACCAAGGTCATCAAGGTGCTTGACCAACCAGTGGAAAGTTTCCTCACTGCTTTGGTAGGTCGGTAAGTCGGGGCGGCCTTGTACTTCTAATCTATTACCATGTTTGCCTGGCTCATAGCTTCCGTTTGCTTTGAGCATCTTAGTTGGCAATGGTGGTCTTCCTTTTCCCATTAGTATTTGTAATTTGTGGAGATGATTTCCAAATCACTCCTTTTTAATATAGCATCAATTGCTTTAGGGTAAGGATTCAAAGAAGTTACCCTCATCAATTCATCAGCTTTAACAATATGATGTCTCTTTCTTATATTCTCATCATAAGCTAACCATTGGCAATTGCTGTAATGAGATAAAGCAAGAACCTCCTCCTCTGATTGAGCAAATGATATTGGTATGATATGATCCATGTGACACTTTTCAATATCAGGATTTGTAGAAGATACTTTCTTGAGATAATTCCAAAAGCTATCAGCATCCATACCTATAATCTTATAGGTGCGTGAGTTCTTCTTGCTACCAGCATATCTAAATGCTGATACTACAGCTCTTCTCATGTTTCTCTTTAATCGTTGTACTGGATCTCTTTTTATTCTTGCAGCTTTAGCTTTAGATGTTGCTTTATTT